TTGGAAAAAGCAATCGGCAAATATTCTAAACAAATAAAACCGTTTAGACCAGACTTGTATAAGCAAGCAACTGAAGAAGTCGAACGCATTCTCCTAAGTCTTAAGCCACTCAGACACGGACCAGAATTGACAATTGAGGAAGCCATAAATGGAATTCCAAACATTGAAGGTTATGCGAAGATGGACATGAAAACATCCCCTGGTTTCCCCTACGTGTTAACTCGTCCCCCGAATAGTTCAGGAAAAGCATATTTATTTAATATCACGGCCGACTATGCTACAATTGCTAACGAGCAATTGCGGGATCGTATTAACAGACGAGAGGCCAATTATCTAGAAGGAAAACTTTTTGACTCCTGGTGGTATGACGCGAAGAAAGACGAACGTCGACCACTTCAGAAGATAGAAGAAGGTAACACCCGATCATTCTGTGTCGCCCCTGTAGATCTAACAATACTTATGAGAAAATATCTTCTCGACTTTATTGCGGCGTTTTATAAACACCACACGAAGTTCTTTTCTGCTGTAGGAATAAACCCCGAAAGTGGAGAATGGAAAGAATTGTTAGAAGAACTACGCAAAATCGCTGAATCAGGCGCTTTTGGTGACTACAAGAATTATGATGGAGTAGAACCGCCAGCTGTCATCTGGGATTCCTTCAAGATGATTAACAAATGGTATGATAAATTTTTCGGACAAAATTTAACATCAAACCGTATTCGTATGGCTATGGCTGAAGAACTTATACACACAAGATCAATTGCATACAATTTATTGTATCAAAAACACCAGGGTTTACCCTCTGGTTCCATCACTACAGTGGTTAACAACACTATAGCTGGTGCGATATTCTTGCGGTATATATTCCTTTACATCATGGAAAATACGCAATGGTCTACGATGGAAGATTTTAACAAACTCGTCCGAGACTTTATATATGGCGATGATAACATCATAGCGATTGCCAAAGAAATACAACATCTTTTCAATCAACATACCCTTACCACCGCCTTTGCTGAACACGGTATTACATACACGTCAGCGGACAAATCAAGCAACCCCCCCCCAATAACACCGATTATGGATATGACGTTTTTAAAGAGAGGATTTGCACAACATCCGCGACATGCGTTTTACGTATTAGCACCCATTGCAGTTCAAACGATAACTGAGCTACCTATGTGGGTCACAAAATCAAATGATCCAAAAACACAGCTATACTCAAACATCCGAGACGCACTGTACTTTGCTTATCACCACGGAGCAATGTTTTTCCACTCTTTCCGGCAG